GAAGCAAGAACAAGTCCATTAACTTCTTCACTAAAGAAACAATCTACCTTTGTACCACCAAAAGGTGGATTATCTGTATCCTCTCTATCTGTGAAGGCAACAAGCTTTGGAAATGGATCAGGATTAGTAACAACTACAGATGTCTCACCAGCACTTAACCTACCGCCATCATCCCTAAATTTTAAAATATATTCACCGTCAATTGCTGGAACAAGCGTTTCGCTGACCGATCCAGGTAATCTGGGGATTATGTCAACAGAATTTGTAAAAGTACCAGTACCATCTGTGAGATTACTATGTCTTATAACTACGTTACCACCATGTAAAACATCAACATCTGTAGATTGATTAAAACGCAAACGTAACAGTTGATCTGATACTGGTTCTACAAGTAAGCCTGAGACATCAGCAGGTAAAGCAGTTTTACCAAGAGCATCAAAAGTTAAAGTAGCTGGATCTGCCGATGCTTCAAATGCTGCATTTAAACTAAATACTCTAAATTCATATTGACCCTGACTTGCATCAAATATTTCAAAATCAGTCCTATTGATAGTAGCGGTTGTAAAGTTTCCATTATCTTTGCGATATTGAACTTTATATAAACTCACACCTTGAACACTTGAAAAATCTAAAATGATTTTTACTTTTGCCTTTTCCTCTTCTACGTAAAACTGTTGTGAAGCAGTTAAGTTAGCAGGAGCATCTTTTAATTCATTAAGAATAGATACGTTTCTAACAGGTAAAGTTGATCCATCTTCAATAAATGCAAATTTTCCTGAGTTATAAGCAACACCAACAACTGCATAATTATCCTCAGATTCAGTTACACTGATAACTCTCCATGTCGTAGTCTGTAAAGTTGTATTCTGTAAAATCCAGATACTATTTGCATTTGGAGCAGATGAAAAAGCAGATGAAACAGTTATTACCGCACCACTAATACCACTTACATTTCTAGTTTCGACTGAACCATCAGACAAAATAACGCTAAGTGTAGGACTATTAGTCGCATCCAAATCTGTATCTGCCGTATCATCTACAGTTATTGCTGTAGTTGTTGCTGATTTAATTCTTCCTCCTCTTCTTGCCCCTGCTCTTACTGGATCGCTTACTTCAATAACCTGACCTGGTCTAACAATAACTCCTTCCGCTAAACCAGTTGTAAAACTAATCGTTTCAGTAGAATTTTGCTCTTCAAACAGCATAAATCTGCCTAGTCTTGCTGCCTGACCTCTTGAAGTACAAGCAAAACCAGTTACCTTCTTATGCAAAGCTCCATATTTAGTTTTGGCTGTTGTATCTTCTACAGTTTCAAAATCTAACTCCTGATTTTCCATGTCAAAATATGACACAGAAATTAATGTGGATCTTGTTTTTAAACTTGTTCCTGAGTAAGTAAAACCTTGTTCTGTTACATTAGATAAATTAAATAAATAACTGGGATCTGTAGGTCTATCTTGAGAAAGTGTCAGGGATCCTGCGTTCCAAAAAGTTATAGCTCGCATTACTGAAGTCAACGCATTTATAACTTCATAAGCATCCTGTCTTGTTTGCAGGATAGTATTGCAGCTAAATCTAGGTTCTTGTCCTCCTGCACCATCATCTACTAACTCTGAACAATAAACAGAAGCACTATAAAAGGCAAACTTATCTAGTTGAGATTCTGTTATATGATCTCCTAATCCGTATCTAGTGTTTGTTAGAAGGTCAAATAAAATCCAAGCTGGATCTGAACACCAAACCTTAGTTGTAGTAAGCGTACCATTAAAAGTACCTGTATAAGTTATTCTTCCTGTTGTTGCATCTACAGTTCCATTATGAGGTATTTTTATCTTCACCCCACGAACTTTATACATTCGCCCTGGGACAGATGAGAATTGTTCAGAGTCAAACCTTAAAGCTACATGAGCTATATCAGGATAAGGTCTTTGTTCGTCAACGATTTCGGTAAACGATGAAAAGAAAAATTCATCTCTTAATTTAGTAGGATCTTCAGCGTTATCCGTTACTCTTTCAACAGTGATTGTTATAGGGAAAGCAGTAGGAATAAACCCATGATAGGTGGGAGTGAATAACCCAATTCTGTAATCTCTAGCATATGCTGATGAACTTCTTCCTGTTATTGTGTCATCTACTGGAATGCTTAAGCTTCCATCACCATGTAAAAGGCTTATTTTTAATCTGACTGATGTACCATTGACATCTCCATTTGGTTCAAACTTCTGTAAAGAATTAAATTTAACAGTAACTCTTACGGCATCTATATTTGAATTGGTTATTATTCTTGATACAGGTGTTCCTTTTTCTACCTTTACTCCGACATTTATTTCTGTTTCAATATTTGAAATTCCAGGGATAAAATTTTGGTCACTTGTTCCAAATCGAGGTGCAAATTCTACATTTTGAAAATTAAAATCTGTATCTTGAAGATTAGTTACATCAGCATTAGCTCTTAATACTGGAGTTTTTCCTAAATAAACATCTTTTAATGCTGCGTTATTGTAATTAGTTGTCCCTGGAGTAAATGCTGCTGCTGATGGGAAACCTTCTATTTCACCTTCGCTAAGAACATCGACAATAGTAGCAAACTGTTTACTGGATAAAGCATCAGACGGTAACGTAGAATCTACTATTACATCATCTTCAGAGCGATTAACAATTCCCATTTACGCTGTACCTTTTATCTGTACTGTATCAATTCCCGCCGATACTACTAGCGATCCAGCAAAGATTTCTCCATAAATTATAGGCAAAGCTGTTCCTGCCCTTGAGGTATTTTGTACTCCACTAAATGAAAAGTTCTGTGATGATTGTGGATCGTCTGATACTCCAGGGGGTTTAGGAACAGGGGTAAGCATCTCTGCTGCACCTGATAATGCTAGATAAATACCAAAGTTTCCTGCTGCTGCTGCCAAACTAGCACCTAATCCTGCTCCTCCTGCTGTAAATCCAAGACCAGCACCACCAAAAAAACCTGTTCCAGACGCAAAAGTACCAAAACCACCAGTAAGTCCTACTGCTCCTACGATTGCGACTCCTGTTAAAACTTTACCAAGGCCCTTCAAAATACCTCCTGCACCTACGGCTACTGGAACAATTTTTATTTCCTGTTGGCCTAAAGGATCTAGTAAATCATCTTCGTTAATATCAGTTTTTCCTACTTTTACTTGATAGATTTGCTCCATCATATGACGTTCCAAATGAGGAAAGTTTGCTAACAAAAATTTAAACGAATCAATAGGTGTATTAATTTCAGCTTCAAAAGTACGTTGTCCTAAAAAACGAGCTAATCTGCCATAAACTTTTATTTTATTGAGCATAGCGATACCTCTTCTTTGTACATTCTATATACTTTTGATCATAAGTTTCTCTACAACTGAGTCTTTTTGCACAATGATGAAAAATAGTTTGATCTCCTATGTATAAAGCAACATGACTTAATGTTTTCTTATATGACTTCATAAGTAAAACATCTCCAACTTCTGTTTCAACATTATCATCTATTTCTATAAAACCTAATTTAGGTAAAGCATATTCAAATAAAGGATTCTCTGCAAAATCTTCTGGACTCTTTGGTCGTTTCCAATGTTTAATCTCTATGTTTTTCTTTTCTTTATACCAATCAGTAATCAAACTCCAACAATCTTGTATATCCCATACCCATTCTCTACCTATCAATCCTTTTTTATAGCCAGAAGGTTCAAAATAATTCCATTGCTCTGGTTCTGGAGTAACTATATAAAAAGGTAAGTCTAAATATTCACAACTTGCAAGATCAGCTTGGCTAGGAACAGGAGGATGATTTGGATGACTATGAAAAACCGCAACTATTTCACCAGCATCTTCAGCTTTTACCCAATCATCAGGATCTATAATAAATTGATCTTCTAAATCTTCAGCAAGATTTTTACAGGGAAAATATTTTTCTTTACCTTTATAAACAGCTAATAAACCACAAGCTTCATGTGGTGCATCTTCTTTTGCGTGTTTCAGTGCAATATCTTTCCAAGTCATCCTACAAACGTACCAATGCCAGGGAATATTGCTCTAGTTGCTATTCTTTTCGGTAGTTTTACATTTACTAGATCAAGTGCTGAAATAGCTTCCCATTGAACAACATCTCTATTTTCAGTTATTTTTCTATCTAAAAAGTAAATTTCTTGAGGAAACTCTGCCGTTGGATCGGGAGTTCCGTAAGGGTTAGTATTTGGAGCCGTAGTTGGATCATTCATTTGTATTATCCAGCCCATAGCATTACCATGAGTGCTGCAATAATACCTTAAATCGTTTGGAGCACTTGGATAAGCTGGTTCATAGGTAACTGTTGCTCCTGCCTGACCAGGAGTTCCGCTAACCGTTGTAGTTTGCTCTCCTCCAGCATCAGATTTTATTCTTAATGGATGGTTTAAATTTGAAGAATCCGATTGATCAAATATATATTTAGATCCACGTTTCATTTTAAGAACAGGATTACTAGATCCATTAATTGCAAATCTAAGAGTTCCACCTAAATCTATTACTGTTACTGTATAAGTTACAGTTTCAACATCTCCAAAGTTAACATTATCCAAATATCTAGCTAATGTTCTAATTCTTACTAATTTTGATCCATTTAAGTCATTACCAATAGTTGTTTGATTGGCAGCTTGCATAAGTGCAGTAATCGTTCCAAAAATATTACTCACTGAAATTGTCGGTCTAGGTAAAGTACCTGTAGAACCGAAATCAAATCCTTCGCATTGAATTGGAAATCTTTCATAGGTATTACCAGCCCATACAATGTTCCCGTTGAGGTTCATATTTGAACCATTATGAAAAAGATGAACAGCAGATGAACCGTGTAATGTTGAATCTAACGTCAACGTAAACAATTCAATAATTGCCCCAGGATTTATTGATTGTAAGGCTGAAACTGGTACTGCCATTAGGGTTCAAATACTTGTTCAAATGTTGCTGTAATTCTACTTCTATCTAGATCAAACATTTCTCTGTTAAAACTTCTGCAAATCCACTGATAACTTGCAAGATCATCAGGAGGCGACCAAGTAAATGATGCAGCATCTTTTCCTCTTGCTTCTAAAAATGTTTCAATTTCATCTGCATCTTCATCATCTACATTAAAAGTAAGACTCCAAACTTTTGGATCTTGATTTAATCCAAATGAGGTACGCTGTTGATAGC